TGCTTTGGGCTTCTCCCTCACCGAAGAAGCGATGGAAGATAACTTGTATGATACTTTGTCAGCACGTTACACCAAAGCATTGGCCCGGAGTATGGCATACACTAAGCAAGTAAAAGCTGCTAACGTGCTAAACAACGCCTTCTCTGGTACTGTTGGTGGTGATGGTGTGGTATTGTGCTCTGCTTCTCATCCACTTATTAACGGTGGTGTTAACAGCAACATTCCTACCGTAGCTAGTGACTTGAACGAAACTGCTTTGGAGAACGCTGTTATTCAGATCGCTGCATGGACTGATGAGCAAGGGCTGTTGATCGCTGCTAAACCGAAGAAGTTGGTGATCCCTCCAGCGTTGCAATTCGTTGCTACTCGTATTCTTGAGACTTCCCTCCGGGTAGGTACCACTGATAACGACATCAATGCGTTGAAGAACAACGGTGCAATTCCTGAAGGATACACAATCAATCATTTCCTTACCGACACAAATGCGTGGTTCCTGACTACTGATGTACCTAATGGATTAAAACACTTTATCCGGGTACCTTTGGCAACGGCTTTCGAAGGTGACTTTGATTCCGGGAATACCCGTTTTAAGGCGAGAGAGAGGTACTCATTCGGGTACAGCGATCCCCTTGGGATTTATGGTTCCGCAGGAGCGTAGTAGAATCAAGTAGTTAGCGTATACTTAGAGCCCACTTCGGTGGGCTTTTTGTTTGTTTCAATTTCCTTGACAACCTTGTTTTTGTTTGATATTATTTACCTGTGTCGAAACTTGAGGAATTTTATGGACTATAGTAAATACCCTAACAACCGTAAAGAAGCAAAGTTAACTAAAGCCAAATATTATTTTACCGGCAACCCATGTAAACATGGACATATAGCATTAAGAAAAACTAAAGGGAACTGTGTTGACTGCATGAAAATTGAGTGGTCAAACCCCTCAGAAGCGCGCAAAGAATACTTCACTAATTACAATAAATCGGAAGCAGGCCAAGCAGCTAAGAGGCGTTACTACGAGGCTAATAAAGAGGATGTTATTGCCAGAGCGATAGCTAGACCCGATGCAGATAAGCACAGATATAGGATGAATTATAAAAAGAATGACCCAGATAAATACCGAGAGCTAGTAGGTTTACGCCAGCGCAGGAGAAAACAAGCTACCCCCAAATGGCTTACAGCAACACATAAAATGGAGATAAGATTAAAGTATAGGTTAGCACGAGAGTTAAGCCGCATAACAGGAGTTAAGTATGTAGTGGACCATATTATTCCGTTGTTCGGTAGAACTGTTTGCGGGCTACATGTTCCTTGGAATTTAGACGTTATTACCAACTCGGACAACTGCAAGAAGTCCAACAAACTACTTGACATCCCCCACCAAAACGTGATATAAAGGCTTATCACCGGGGGTTCCCGGTCTATCAGACTGTCCCGGCAGACAGGTACGAAGACTGATAGACCTTAAATCGTACAAAGGAAAATATCAATGACAACCGCTACTTTCTCCGGCCCCCTTCTGGTGGGCACTATCCCCGTAACAACTGGCTCGACTCTAGGCGCGAGTGTAAAAAATACTGGCAATGTTGTATTAGCGCAATCTGCTAACATCACTCAAGCCTCTGGTGCAACCACAATTGTAGTCCCAGCTAACAGCCAGATCATAGAGATCACAGTATTTGTAACTACTGTTTGGGATGGCGCTGCTGCTACTTTCGGAGTTGGTACTACAGCCTTAGCAACTAAATTCACAGCCGCAGCTGCCGCTACTGGTGGTACAGTGGGTATCGTTTCTATCACACCAAGCACAGATGCTACAAGGACCGCCGCGTTTATCGACGTGGGTACAGCAGACGCTAAAATCGTTGTTACTTCCGCTAATACTGGTGCAGGTGTCGGCGTAATCACAGTCAGGTACGTACAAAATCTAAACTTGCTGTAATAGGGGGTCGTTATGTCAATGCAAACTGATGTAAAGGCAAAGAACCTCACCTCAACAGCTGCCTCAGCAATTGGGGTACCACGTGCGCGAGTACGGGCGGTGTATTGGGTATCGGGTGCGGGAGCAGGGTCCATATCGTTTAAAAACGGCGGTTCGGGGGCCACAGAACTTATAAAAATAGACACCCCCGCTTCCGCGACACATACAGGCTATTTGTTATTCCCCGGCGAAGGTGTGTTGTTTAGTGCCGATCCTTATGTGACTATCACAAACGCTACTTCTGTAACCTTTTTCTATGGGTAAATTATGGAGAAACTTACAAACCCACAGATGAGCACTGAACGAGAACTCGCTAACCACGGGGCAGACATCCGACATTTACAGGTGGATATGGATAAACTGGTATCCGACATGGAGGATATGAAAAAAACCCTTACTGCTATTAGTCTTACACTATCAGAAGCTAGGGGTGGATGGAAAGTCTTGATGCTTGTTGGTGGTGCGGGTGGTGCGTTAGGCGCAGGAATATTACAAATAATTCATTATATAGCAGGTAAATAAGATGATAATCAATGAAAATGGTTGGGGCGCTAAAGTGCCCGAGAAAAAGAAACCCGCCCCCAAGCCTGTGGAGAAGACAGATGAAAAATAACATGGTGCCGAACAAAAAGGATATGGGCAGTCTGGGGATGAGGAAAGGGGGTAAGGTAGTAAAGAAATACGCTGCTGGGGGTGCTATAAAACCCGCGCCCATTAAAGACGATAGTACTCCTACAGCCAAAGAAAAAGCCGAAATGAAGACAGTACGTGATGAAGGTCGTCGCGATAAAGCTGAGAATGATGCTTACAATAAAGCCAGCGGTATGAAGTTTGCTAAAGGCGGGCCTATTAGTGGTGATAAGGATATGAAAGCCATTGATAAAACTGTTGAGGCCAACAAGCTAAAAGACTATATGGTCAGCGAGTCCGCTGCAAAGGCCAAACGCGAAGCCGCAGGTGTTAAGAAATTTGCTAGAGGTGGGGGTATTGAGAAGAAGGGGCGGACTAGAGGCAAATTCATATGATGCCCTCTCGTGGTATGGGTGATATTAACCCCAAGAAGATGCCGGGACGCGCTAAGAAGTGTGCTAAAGGTGGAGCTATCACTGGTCTTGATAAAATAAGTAAAGCAAAACGCGCTACTAATAGGATGGGTAAGTAATTGGCAACAACTGCTACAACTACATTTAACCTTGATCTCAATTCCCTGTGTGAAGAAGCTTTTGAACGCGCAGGGTCAGAAATGCGCTCAGGTTATGACTTAAAGACAGCGCGTAGGTCTTTGAATATTATGTTGATAAATTGGGTTAATAGGGGGATTAATTTATGGACTGTAGAGCAAAGCTCCATCCCCCTAGTAGCAGGCACAGCCACGTATAACTTACCCTTAGATACTGTTGACTTATTGGATCACGTTGTACGTACAGGAAGCACCACAACACAGGTAGATATTAATATAAGCCGTATTAGTGTATCAACATATGCAAATATCCCAAATAAGAACGCTACAGGCCGTCCACTACAGGTTTATATAGATAGGCAGTCTGGAGCCACTGGACCAACACCAACAAGCACTGTAGCTTACCCCACAATCACTGTATGGCCTGTACCGGATAATGCAACCTATACTTTTCAATATTGGCGACTACGCCGGATTCAAGATGCAGGTACTGGTGTTAATACCCAAGATGTGCCTTACCGTTTCTTACCCGCTTTGGTAGCGGGGTTGGCATATTATCTGAGTATGAAGCTGCCTGAAGCGATGGCGCGTATCCCTATGCTAAAAGAGGATTATGAATCAGAGTTTGCATTAGCCGCAGAAGAAGATCGTGAGAAGGCCCCTTGGCGGCTTGTTCCACGGATGCAGTTTATATAAATGGGTTCTAATTTCGCAAGTGGTAAGTTCGCGATTGCCCCCTGTGACGTGTGTGGTTTTCGTTACAAATTAAAGCAGCTTAAAGCGCTCGTAGTAAAAACTAAGAACACGAACATACTCGCCTGCCCTAGTTGTTGGGTTCCAGACCAGCCGCAGTTACAGCTAGGAATGTATGTTATTGTTGATCCGCAGGCAATACGCAACCCAAGACCCGACGCCCCAGATACAGCAATACAATGGGGTTGGGACCCCGTAGGATACACCGACCCGTTAGGGCAGATACAGAGCACTTTAGAAGCAGTCGCATCATTAGGAACTGTTACAGTAACAACATTATAGGAGATTATTATGGCAAGAGGTAATGGAATTGAGAAGAAGGGTAAGTCAAAAGCAACTGTTAAGAACACAGGACCTACTGTAGGTATTGAAAATGGTGGTAAAGGTAGCGCAGGCGTATCTAATGAAGACAGGAAAACATACGGTCGCAACATGGCTCGTGTGATGAATCAGAAAGGTAAGTAATGAGCACAAACTACACACAACCAAAAGACTGCCCGGTCCCTAAGATTGCGGGGTATCCTAACAATACAGCTAAGACTAACACTAAACAAACTCGTGGAACAGGAGCGGCTACTCAGGGTAATAAACACTCAAAGAACAGCCAATAAAACATGACATATGCAGAGCTTGTAGCGGCAATTAACTCGTATTGCGAGAATAGTTTTGAGACTACAGATGTTAATAATTTCATAGATGCTGCAGAGCAAAGGATTTATAACAGTGTTCAACTGCCTGACCTACGTAAGAATGTAACCGGAAGTGTTACAAGTGGTAATAAATATCTTGCTGTGCCTTCTGATTGGCTGGCTACTTTTTCGTTGGCTATAGTTACAGCGGCGGGAGATTATGAGTTTTTGTTAAACAAAGATGTTAACTTTATTCGTGAAGCTTACCCCAATCCAACAACTACTGGAACACCCGCACATTATGCGCAATTCGATGACACTACGTTCATTCTGGGGCCGACACCGGACGCAACTTACACTGCTGAACTTCATTACTACTATTATCCAGAGTCTATTATTACTGCCTCTACTACTTGGCTTGGGAACAATTTTGATTCTGCACTGCTATACGG